GATATTGTCCTCGTTGTCCATGAAGGCGTGCGAGAAAGAAGCCTCGCCATAGTCCAGCCCTTTGTCCTTGCAGTAGCCGGTCATGATCGTGACGAGCTGCTTCAGGTACTTGATAAAGTCCGGGTTCTTCTGGATGAACAGCCACAGGCCCTCGGCCTCGCCATGTAGGAAGTCCACAAGTTTTGCGGCCTGGTTCGCCAGCGTGATTGTGCGGGGGATCACGAGCCGTGAGAACGTCACCTTCGCGACCAGCCGCGGGCCGTTCATCACGATGCTGCCTATCTGCACGCCGCCCATGCTGGCCCCGCGCTTGTTCGCTTCGATAGCGCAAAGAGCGACCAGCGCCATGAAGCGCTGGCAGATATCCAGGTTGTCCGTCGCCTTGTGGAGCAGCTCTTCGGAAGCTCCGCCGACTGCCGCGAGTACGTCTTTATCTGCCATGATGTTCTCCTTTAAATCTGAAACTCCGCTATCTCGCCTTTCCCGACCGTATCTTTCTTATCATGGGTTTGTCCTTTGAGAGGCGCGGGCGGGCGCGGGGTTGACGGGGATTGTTCCATCCGCCTTTATTTGGGCTGGGCTTAAACCCCTCGACTTTAATCTGACTGGTCGGGGCATATCCATCACAATACACGGTTACTGCTGGCCGCCATATCCCGTTAATTAGTTTCATCGCGCTCTCCTATATCTGAAACTCTGCTATCTGGCCTTTGCCGACCGTCACCTCAATCGCCGCCCGCTCCGCCAGAACCTTGTGCGCCGCGCAGAGGTTCACCATCCGCACCTTATCGCCGTCCACCGTCTCGGCCAGGCATATCTCGATAAACTCATACTCTACGCCCTGTGTGGAGTCTTGCATCCGGCGCCGGTTCGTTACCGCTTGGCACCGGGGCATTACAGCAGCCCCGCCACGCCGGCGATGTTCTGCCCGCGCTCCGCCTGCCAGTCCTCGAAGCTGATCACGGCGCGTGCGATAATCTCCCCGGTCTTCGGGGAGCGGATCGCCATGCTATCTTTGACCAGACCAGCGTCATCCATCGCTTGCGCGGCATCGCGCTCGTCGCTATCCCCGGAGCGCATCATGTCCGCCCAGGCTTTCGGCACGAAGCGACTAAAGCACCTGCAATTATAGTGACTTGGGATATCGTCCGGGACTTCGGACATGGGTTTGCCGTCATACTCCGCGCAGATCTCGCAGACAATCCCGTCCTCCATCGTGACCCAGATCTCTTCCTCGACTACATCGTCGTTGCCGTCGAATATATCCCGGCGGGCGTCTGCCTCTTCCTTGATAGCCTCGCCGGCAAACATAGAGCTGAACTTGTAAGCGGGGTCGTAGCCGGCCACGCGTGTAGCCTCGGGCTCGTCCGCGGCATCGTGCGCGTCGCCTTCGTGCAGCGCTTCCATGCGGAGATTGTTGGCAAGCTGGGACTGGTAGTTGTCCACCCAGGCGTTGAGCGCCACGGACCAGGTGGCTTTTGCATCGCGGGGGTTGTCCGCCTCGCGCACGCTGCGCGGGGGCGCCTTCGGCAGGAAGCTCTGCGGCGTGGTCTGGTCTATCATCCACAGGGCCCGGAGGCGCTCCTGGTTGTGGATATGCGCCAGGCTGCGCTCGATCAGGAGCGTGGCCTCTGCCTTGAACAGGAGAAGCCTTTCCGCGCTTCGGTCGTTGATACGCGAGAGCGTGCCGCGCGTCTGCGCTCCGACCAGGTCCCACGTGCCGCGGCCGAAGTCCTGCCGGTAAGTGTCGAGGACCGTGGCGCGGATATCGGCCAGCGTGCCCTTCCAAAGCTTTAGGAGCATAGCGTTGTAGCCGTCCTCGAGGCGGCGCTGCGCGATGCGCGTCTGCTGCTCCATGCGGGCGAGGGCTTTGCGCTGGGTAATCATTCGAGGGAGGAGAGAGCGCCCTCGGCGAAGGCGTTCAGCTTAAGCTCTACTCCGGTATCGGTTTTAACGATTCGGCCCAAGGATTGCGGGTATGCTTTAGAGGCGAGTGATTTGTCGGTGGTAAAAGAAGCGTCCCGGTGAGGGGGCCTTAATCCTGGCTCCCCCGGTGAGAGGGGTTGCTTTTCCATGAGATAAACCGGGGAGCCCGGCTTTATTCCGCCGTATATCTTTATCTTCGGGGTCATTTTACGTCCTTGGGTTAAAGATTTTTATGCTGCTTCTGTATCGCTGCTTTCCCGGAGCCGTGGAGAGGGTTCTCTGTGTCCTCACCGCCGGCTTCGGGGTTGTCTTCGGGGTTGGGCTGCATACCGAACCGCCCGGCCGGTGGGGGCTTGGGCGTGTGAAGGTTGAGCGGGTCGCTGGCCGCGGTGTCGGAGGTCTGCTCCTTGACCATCTCGTCGTAGTCGAACTCGTCGTCGTCGCACTCCGCCGCGGCCTGCGTCGCCGCCTGGCGCTTGGAGATCCAGCCCATGCTCTCGCGCATCGCCAGGTTCTTAAGCACGTCCGCGAGCGTGTCCTTCGCCACCGAGGGGAAGATCTTCTTCCAGTCCTCAGGGGCATAGTCCGCGCCGACCTGATCGCAGAACTTCTCGATGATGCGGTCAAGCAGGTCGGAGAAGTCTTCTTGCAGGTCCTCGATTACCTTGGTGAAGGGCTCGGAGCCCACTATAGCGGTGGCACGAGAGCCGCCGGCGGAGACGACGTTGAGATGGTCTTTCGGAAATCCTTGGCTCGTCGCTATCAAAGCGAGAATCTGGTTTCCGATTTCGCCGCCGGAGCCTCCCGTGACGCCAGCCATAGGGGCGAGCGGCTTGCGGGTGATCGCTTCGTTATGAACGAAAATAGAAGGTGCTATAGGAATATAAGAATATTTTGCCGCGTGTGCAGCAACATCTGCCGTATCGCCCTGAATCGTGTCATCCCAAACGAAGCTAGATTGTAACTGCTGCCCTAGGACCTTCGCCTCGTAATAGTCTGACAATCGCTTAAGCCATCCCAAAATAGAGTAATACGCGCTCCGGCCGCGCTTCTCGCCGCTGGTGACGTTGGTCTTGATGTGGATGATTTGGTCGAAGGGTATCTGGCGGACGATGTAGTGGCCGATGGCCGACTGCTTCGAGCCCTTGACGCCTTTAACGTCCATGCCGGCATAGGTCTGCGTCGCAGTCTGGAACATCTGCTGGTAGTAAAGCACGTCGTCGATATACTCGTCATAGCCCTCGCAGATTATATCCCATATCGTTGACGGGTCCACGCTGACCCAGCGAAGCACGTCTATGAAGTTCTCGCCATAGATAAGATACTCGCGGCCCCAGAACTTGCGGATCTTGAACTGGATTTTGTTCTTGGCCTGGAAGGCGTTCCACTGCTTCTCCAGCTTCTTGTTTTTGCACTTCACCCGGAAGCCGCGGCCCAGCGAGTACTGCACCAGGAGATCCACTATTCTTTTAGCAATCGGATGATGGGTAAACATTTGGAACGCACGCGAATGTCCCTTAAAGTAATCCATATACTGCTGCTTATAAAAGGGACCGGAGAAGTACGGCGTGTACTCGGTGAACTGGTTCGGGTCGAGCGACATGTTCGAACCGAGGTCCGAGTTGCTGACGAAGTTCTCGCGCAGGGCCTTACGGACCTTCCGCATCGCCTCGCGCCGGCGGGCGGACTCTTTTATCTTGCCGGGCAGGCCCTTGAAGTCCGCGCTGGCTTTGGATAAGGCCTCGATGTACTCGCGGTGGCTGCGGGTGTGAAGGAGTTTGTAGTGCTTGGCGTTGCGCTTGGCTTCGCGCAGCAGGCGGCCGTCCTGGTTGAATCGTCCGCAGAACAGTATCGCGTCGTCTATGACTGCCTTGCCGCTCTTGACGGCTTCCATGACGCGCCCGATGGCGGACTGCTTGGGGTTCTCGATTTCTGCGTAGACCTCGTCCAGCTCTGGGGCTTCGAAGGCTACGATCCGCGCGGAAGGGCGAGAGCCGCCCCGGCTGGAGTTCATCCAATCACCGGGACGGCCTTTCGCCTCTTTGGTCTTCCGCTGGCGCATCGTTACGCCTTGGCGGGCGCTTCGGGAGCGGCCGGCGCGGCCGCAGGGGCGGGCGCTTCGGGAGCGGCCGGCGCGGCCGCAGGGGCGGGCGC